CTAGCCGAAAATTTTAGACACACTATCATGTGCCTTTAATCTCATTTCATCGGTATAGTGAATGTACGTATTAATGACTGTATCAACAGTATCACCTAATAAGGATGCTACTGTTTTGATGTCTACACCATTTGCCAATAGCCTTGTAGCATAGGTATGTCTTAAATCATGGATGGATGTGTTCGGTAAGTAGCGTTTAATCATTACCGATACTGCACCAGTACCGCCAGTTGGATTGTTGAATAGATATAATCCGCTGGTGGTATTTTTATATTCAAGTAGTATATCAATCAGTATGGGTGGAATAGGTATTTTTCTGTAGCTGTTTTTTGTTTTTAAATTGCGGATCATATATGTACTTTCACCGCTATAAGCGAATTGTTTATTCACATCAATAATAGCGTTATCTAAATCTATATCATCCCATGTAAGCCCTAGGATTTCGCCGTACCGCATACCAGTATAAGCAGCAATGGAACACACGATATAGTATTTGTAATTGTGGCCTTTTAACGATATTAATAGGTGTGTTACATCATCTTCACTTATAGCATTGATTTTAGTTGTTTGTGTTTTATGCAACCGCTTAATGTTCTTACATGGACTACTATTAATAATTCTATATGGCGATACTGCATAAGCGAATACCTTTGTTATAATCGTTATGCACATATTTTTACTGGCTATTGATTGTTGTAAATCATTAATTACTTTCCGAATTTGTATTTCAGAAATATCTTTTACTTTCATATTGAATAGCGTGTTGAATTTCTGAAATGCATTGTCATATGCTTTGAACGTGGAATATACATTTGCTTTGTTTTCATCTGTATATATCTTGTAAAACTCAATAAGCGTTATATCTTTTAGACTATCATCAAGTGGGCTGGTGATAGTCTTTTTTAGGTTATCGACTATTTCTTGGCCGTAAAGTTTGGCTTCTCTTTGTGTGGCGAAACCCTGTTTAGATTTCTGTTTCCATTTGTAGCCGTTTTTGTAGCTGACTATAATTTGATAGCCTTTATCCTTTCTCCGAATTGTTGTATTGAATTGCATAATTCACCTCATATGATGTGAGTGTAAAAGTTGATACCCTCTACATCGTCAAATTGCCTTGCATGAGCCATACGTTCCAACAAATCAATGTGTGCGTGACTGTACATATCGTCATTTAATATATGACCTATCTCATGTAGTATACCTTTACGCTGTACATCGATAGGTTTATCACTATTGACTAATATTGTATATGTTCCGTCATCATTTAGTTTTAATACCGCAGTTTGCGTTTTCCGTAATTTTGTGTAAATCAAATTGATGTTCATACTATCATCCCCTTTGTAGGGTTATTGTATATTATTCAACATGGAATTTTTTACACATGCTTTTGTGTATCTTATTGGTGAGTATCATTAAAAGAGCTGCATTTACAATAAATGGTAGCACTACAGAAATATAGCCGTTACGAGTAAATAAATACAATGCGATAGCAAATATAATAGAAATAGTAGAAATAACAAAAGCCATTGCTTGCATTTCACGGATGCATGAAGTGATTATAGGTTCGTAGTTAGTCATACTATTAACCTCTTTTCTTTAACATCTCTATAGTATTAATAACAAAATTAATATCATCTTTTGACATATCTTTACTTGCATCGAACAATAAACGCAAATCTGGATTATCTTTTATTGCTTGTGCGTATTCTGAAACAGATGGATCAGTATAGTATTGTTCGTTTTCAGAGTATTTGTTTTCAATCAAGTCAGCTTTATTTACTCTAAAATAATTAGCTAGTAATTCTATCTTATCTATACGAGGATAGTTAGTACCTTTAATCCAACTTGTAAATGTGGTGTAGGAAACACCAATATCTTTTGCAACTTGTACTCTAGTTTTATTGTATAGGTTCATATAGTACTGTAAATTCTTGGAGAATATCTCTCTATTGCCTAAATCACTCATTATATTCACCTCATTATAATTTTAAAATTTTTGTTGTTATTTATATAATATATTTAAACTGCAAAAAAATCAAATATTTTTTTAGGAATTTACAGAAAAACTGTTGACATTACAGTTTAACTGTAATACAATACAATCAACGAAAGGGAAAGCGAGGTGATAAATTGAACCAACAAATCTTTGTACAAGATGGAATTACATTAAAAGCAGCACGAGTAAATAAAGGTTTGACACAAAAGAAAGCAGCGGAAATGCTAGGTATTAGCGAATATACGTTGATGAATTACGAAAAAGGAAAATCATCCCCAGATGTACATGTGCTAAAAAAGATTGAAAAACTTTATGAGGTTCCGTATCACAAGATTATTTTTTTGTAAAAGAGTTACAGTTAAACTGTAACTTACATAGGATGGTGATATATGAAAGAAGTTGAAAGTTTGGTTTACACAGTATCTGATGTAGCAAAACTTTTTAAATGCAAAGAAACAAGCGTATACAACATGAGAGATAAAGGCACACTTCATCAATTAAAAGGAGTGGCTGGAGTTAGGTTCAGCAAAAAGGAAGTTGAAAGCCTTGTAGGACTTGATGATGAGTATACACCGATAGCATATCGAAAATTGAAATGTGAGGTTGAGCAGTTAAAAACAGAAAATCAAAACTTAAAAAATAGCATTAAAAAAATCACTGGCGATTTGCTAGTGATGGTTGGAAAGGATTTGTAATGAAATTTGTTTGGTTGGTAAGAATTATATCTGTAATTCTTATGACTAGTTCAGTAGGATCTGTTGAACTAGAAAAAATAGATGAATACACAGGATTTTTGCAAGTCGCATTAGGAATAACTTTGATGATTTTATCCAATTTCTGGATGAGGGAAGTCAGAAAGGAAATAAAAAAATGATGCTGATTAGAACTATGAATGGGAAAAAACAAATTAACCCTGACAAGGCGTATGCACTTGGATTCTGGTGTACACCAAAACAATTATCAGAAAAACTAAAAACTAAATTATTCGACAGATTGCGTGCAGCGGTAACAGAACATGTGAATAAAGAAAATGCACGCTTACCAATCCAATATCGTGCTTTTGATTATCAAGAAATTGATTTCAGAGTATCCGATATTTGGAATAATTGTGCGGTGCCAAGTATCATCATGGCTTGCCGAGAAATGGAAAAAGCACGCTAGGCCGTAGGAAAGCAAGCGTGCTAGTAGAGTGAATAGGAAATTACTCTACTTGTATTTTAACACAAGGAGAAATAAATGGAAATTAATTTAACACCAGTTGTTAGTCAAAAAGAACAAGTATTCAAATGGAACAAAGACGAAATCAAAACATATTTTGAAGCGCAACTAGAAAAGTATAAAGGACTTGTAGTAACCGAAGAAAACTATAAGGAAATGGTAAGTGCTAAAAATGAAATCGTTAAGTATAGAACAACGCTTGATAAATTCTGTAAAGAGAAAAAACGAGAACTCAAAAGACCTATTGAACTGTTTGAGGAAGAAGTAAATGAAGTATTGAAAGTTGTTTACGATGCAGAAAAACCATTGGCAGAACAAATTAAATACTTTGACGAAAAAGAAGTGCAAGCAAAAACAGAAACCATCAACAAGTTTATTGAAAAGATGGTTGAAAAGTATAACGTTCGTGCAGAATATGCAGAACAACTACAACGTGATAAACGCTGGTTAAATAAAACTGCAAAGATGAAAGACATTGAAATCTCTATTGAGGGAATGATGATTGAGATTTCAAAAAGACAACAATCAGATGATGATTATAAACAAATCTTAGCAGAGAAAAAAGGAATGATTGAGTTTGTTGTAGATACTTGTAATCAACAATACGAACTAGCCACACCGATTACTTTTGATGAGTGCTGGCCTGTAGTAAAAGATATGCCACTAGATCAAGCTAGAGAATTTATCAATGCAAATTTTGCAAAACGTAACGAAATGGAAGAAGCTGCTAGGGCAAGCATTGAAAATGAAACAGTTGAAACAACAGAAGTATTAGAAACAAAAACAGGTTTAACAGTAACTGTATATGACTTAACGGAAGATGATGCAAAAGATTTAACTGATTTCTTGGAAATGCGTGGTTACAAATATAAAGAGGTATAGATGGATAGTAGATATATAGCGGTTAAAACTGTACCGCAATCGGCTTTAAAAACAATTGACTTTGGGAAACTAAAAGGAAAATTTGATATTTCACCTCAATGGCGATGGGAAGTATTAACCGAAACATATGGTATGTGCGGAATTGGTTGGAAGTTTGAAGTTGTTAGTACTCAACAAGTACCAGTCGAAGAAACTAAAGAAACTATGTTGTATGTATTGGTAAATCTATACATCAAAGATGGTGATGAATGGAGTGAACCAATTCCTGGATATGGTGGCGATTTCTTAATCTACAAAGATAAAAATGGTTTTCACGGCAACGATGAAGCCTTTAAGATGGCCGTTACTGATGCACTAGGTACTGCAGCAAAAATGATTGGTGTAGGTGCTGATGTATATAGAGGGTTACAAGATACAAAAATTAATGCAGCAGCAGAAAAAGAACGGAAAGAAAAAGAATTTGATCCACAAAATGCATATGGAATTGTTTTGAAGATGGCAAGTGAACATGGGGTGAGTGCAGAACAAGTGGCACAACAAGCAACTAAAATGTTTGGAATGTGTGTTATCGATAACATTACGAGAGACCAAATGTCTAAGCTTTATGACTGGGTAAAAGGTTATGAAGTGGACAACAAATAACATTGAACTGTTGCGTTCGCCACTCGGTGTAATGGTAGTCATACCAGCACCACATGACAATGACCTAGCGAAATTAGACAAAGATAAAGAATACGTGATTGAAATTAAGAAAAAATCAAAATCACGCAGTATGAATGCTAACGCTTATTGCTGGGTACTATGTCAAAAGATAGCAGAAACCATGAGTAATCATTCGTATATGTCTAAAGAAGATGTATATAGAAAAGCAATTAAAGACTGTAGTCATTTTAGTTACGTTCCAGTACGTGAAGATGCCATAGAACGATACATTCAAATATGGCAAGCACACGGAATAGGGTGGATAGCCGAAGATGCTGGTGAATGTAAAAGCCTACAAGGTTATCACAATGTTATGTGCTACCACGGCTCGTCAGTATATACAGTTGCAGAAATGCAAAGACTGATTGATTGCCTAGTGGATGAATGCCATCAACTAGGAATACAACTTGAAGATAGCGATTACATACAGTCGCTAGTTAAGGAGTGGGGGAATGAACAAACGGAAAAGGGAAGATGACAAACTCTATAAAATCACGAGGCCTAAAGCTATCGAACGAGATAGTATAGATGGCTATCCGTGTTGCGTAATATGTGGTACACCTGCAACGGAAGTGCATCACATATTCCCTAGAGGTAGAGGCGGCACAAGTGAATTAACCAATCTAGCATGCTTGTGCAGATATTGCCATAACAATTTAGCACATGGAGTATTTGCGAAAGAAACCAAAAGAAAGCTAGAAGCGATCATTGAAGAAAGGACAAAACGATATGAAGAGAATTGATGTAGTTGAACTATATGTAAGAAAGCGTATTGAAATTCTAGAACGTGAAAATGGCGAATATAAAGTTAATCAAAAAGAAATCAACGAGTTAAAAGATGTACTGGATGTAATCGCAAAAACAAGAACTGTTAGATGTGGTAAGACTTTGACAAAGATTAATGGTTTTGATGTTGATAAACTCATCAAACAAACTACCAGCTATCTATAAGGACTAGCCTATGAGCGACAACAAAAAGTATTACTATCTAAGACTTAAAGATAATTTCTTTGATAGTGATGAGTTGAAGATATTAGAAAGCATGAAAGATGGCTACTTGTACAGTAATATTCTTTTGAAACTCTACCTACGAAGCCTAAAGAATGACGGAAAGTTAGTAGTAAATGAACGTATTCCGTATAGTGCGGATATGTTAGCGAGCGTAACAGGACATCAAGTAGGCACAATCAAACAAGCGTTATCTGTTTTTAAAGATTTAGGACTTATTGATGTGTTGGATAATGGTGCAATTTACATGCTAGATATTCAAAACTTCATAGGTAAAGGCAGTAGCGAAGCAGACAGAAAGCGTGAATATAGGCAACGAATAGAAACAGACAGGACAAATGTCCAGACAAATCTCCGACAAATCTCCGAGAAATCTCCACCAGAGATAGAGATAGAGTTAGAGAAAGATATAGAGATAGAGAAAGAGATACATAGTAGTGCAAAAAGCACTACAACAAAACGCAAGCGTTTTGAAAAACCTACTCTATCTCAAATTACACAGTATTGTCTTGAACGCAATAATAACGTAAATGCTGAACAATTCTATGACTACTACGAAAGCAATGGCTGGAAAGTAGGAAAGAACGCTATGAAAGATTGGAAAGCAGCAGTTAGAACTTGGGAAAAAAATAACTACAACAAACCTGCAAAGAGCAACAAGCAAAACGCAATAGATGTTGTTAATAAATTGATGCGTGAATATGGGGGTGAAGATGAACAATCAACAACAGATAGTGAAAGCACTATCGATGTTACAGCTAGCGTACAGTACTGATATGTCAGTTGAACGTATGAAATTGTACGTAACGATGCTTGGCAATATTAATCCTGTAACGCTGGAACAAGCGGTAGCTAACTTGATTAATAAATGTAAGTTTTTGCCAACGATTGCAGAGATACGTGAAGAATGTACAGCATTAAGTGCGTATGTGAATATGCATGATGAAGTGGAAACCGCACAAACTGCATGGGAGAAAGTAATCAAAGTAGCAGGCACTTATGGTTATGACAATGGAAAGGAGCATTTAGAGGGTATTACCTTACAAGCTGCAAGAACTATTTGGTCATCATTCGACCCTAGAATGGGACATGAATATAATGAGGCAAGTTGCAGGGCACAGTTTATTAAATGTTATGAGCAATTAATAGATCGTGAGAAACACCGCCAACGTATGGCAAATTCAATAAAGGATAATCACCTATTATTGAAAGCACGAGAAAAGGCGGAACATGAAAAATCATTGATAAGTGCAGGGCAAAAGCAAATCGAAATGACTGCTACAGGAAACTTGGTAGAGGTGGCCAAAGAACCAGTAGATGTAACAGAAATAATCAACAAAAGCAAAATATCTGATAAAGGAAAAGCGTTGTTAAAACAGGCAATAGTGGGATAGATGAAAGAACGAATTAAAGCGTTTGATGTAAGTATAAACGTTAGTTTTGATGTTAGCCTTCTAATGATGGCAACTAGCGAGGCACAGGCACTAACTAAGATTGAAAACCTGCTTGAAATAATACAAAACGAGGCAACAGTAGATTGCCACATTCATCCAAGCTATGACATGCAAGTTGACGATGTGGATGCTAAATTAAACCAAATTAGCTATTGGTAAGGGGAATAAATGCTAAGAAAAAAACACAAAATGGCAATCCTAATCGAAATACCACTCAATGTGGAAACTGAGCAGGAAGCAACAGAGCAAATGTCAATGCTAATGAAAGTGAACGCAAAAGAGTTTGAGTGCATGCATGACATGATAAGAACATACAAAGGCAAGATTAATATTGAAAGGAAGTTAATTTAATGAATAGTGTACAAATTCTAGGAAATTTAGCACGTGATCCAGAATTACGTTTTACGAAAACAGGAAGAGCAGTAGCGACTTTCACAGTAGCTGCTACGAATACTTATATTGACTCTACAACCAACGAAACGAAAGAACAGACTGCTTTTATTAATTGCGTAGCATGGGGCAAGACAGGCGAATCCGTTGGTGCATGCAAGAAAGGTGAACGGCTATTCGTAGAGGGAAGAATACAAACACGTTCCTATGATGATAGCAACGGCCAAAAGAAGTATGTAACAGAGGTAGTTGCTAATTTCGTAGGACGGAAATTAGAGAGTGAATTTGATAGTGGTAGTAACTTTGATAGTTTTGATAACACCAATCAAGGTGAAAATATTCCGTTCTAAGAGGTGAAAAATGAAAGAAGAAACATATCAAGATAGATTTATAAAAGAATACATTGAATTGAAATGCAGATATAAGAAATTAAACAAAATGTTAGTTAAATATGATGCAATGACTTTGGAATTTACACCAACTTGCCCTATTGAAATACTAAAAGCACAAGCCAAATTGATGCGAAAGTACTTGTATATTTTGGAAGTTAGGGCGGAAATTGAAAAGGTTAAATTTCCCGTAACGCTTGATTGAAAGGAAATAACAATGTTAGTTGAAGATAAAACAAAATATTGCTGGGTAGACGGCGAAATAGCAGGTGAACCACAAGGCAGTATTAAAGATGCCATAGCAGATTACTTGGAATATATCAGTGACTATTCTGATATAGATAGTAGTAATTATGTTGGAAATTACTCGACTTTTGAAAAAGTATATATCGGCCACCCTAGTTACTATGCAGCTGATATTGATGGCGAACAAGTAACATGGCAAGTAGCAGATGATGCAAATAGTGATTTAGAGGGACATTGCTATTCCTATTTAGATTTCATTGAAGATGAACATTTAGAAGAATTATCCAAAGAATTATCTGATGTGTTTAGAAAATGGGAAAAACGTTATGGCTATGAGTGTAATGCGTATATCGTTGAAGAATACCAGCTGTATCGGATTAGTGATTATATCGATTCAAAAGGAAATTATAAATGAAAATACTAGATGCATGTTGCGGAAGCAAGATGTTTTGGTTCGATAAAGAACATAATGAAACCTGTTACATGGATAATCGCACATTAGACACAACACTATGTGATGGTAGGAAGTTAATTGTAAAGCCTGATGTGATCGCAGATTTCCGCAAGATGCCTTTTGATGATGAAAGTTTTTACCTCGTAGTGTTCGACCCGCCACATTTATTAAATGCTGGTGAAAAATCGTTTTTAGCGTTGAAATATGGGAAGTTAGAAAAAACATGGCAAGAGGATATTGAACAAGGTTTATCAGAGTGTTGGAGAGTGTTGAAGTCAAATGGAACGATGATTTTTAAGTGGAATGAAGAACAAATCACGTTACCGATGCTTAAAGGGTTATTTTCTAGTAAACCACTGTTTGGCCAACGCAGGGGAAAAACAGTTTGGTTAGTATTTTTTAAGGGCGAAAGTGAATGATTAGGAAATGCATATATGGGGATTATTTGATGATGGAAACGGCTGTTATCGTCAAGCGGTAGATGAATATAACGTGAATATGGGGGGGCAACACACAATAACATCAATAGGAATTGGTGATGTGTGTATCAATCAAGATTTAGCAGTTAATACGCTGCATAAACCAAATGCACTATGGGAACAGTTGGATAAGTTGGATAGACCTGATGTTATTCTAGCTAGTCCACCATGTGAAAGCTGGAGCGTTGCAAGTGCTATGAAAGGTGGTAATGCGTGTTGGAAACAAGAAAAGGATATGACTATCAATCTATTTGGTGAGTACGAACAAGGAAGTAAATTCACAATCAGAAATCACATTGATTATGAAAATTACCAATTCAAGTATGACAAGTCATTCCTAACACGTATCAATGGTGAGATGTGTATATACAACACATTGAAAATCATTGAGCGGTATCAACCTAAAGTATTCGTGATTGAAAACCCAGCATATGGGCGGATATGGGAATACATAGCAAATGTAATAGGGTTTAACATTCCATATGAAAACCTAACCTATTACAACAACTATGATTACCCAGTTAAAAAGCCTACAAAGTTTGGTAGCAATATTAATTTGAAACTGCTTAAAGATGATATGAAAAACCAAATCAAATTCAATAAGTTAAACATAAAAGGAATAAATCGATACAACATGAGGTCGCATATTCCGTTGGAGTTAGTAAAAGATATTTTAAAACGATGCGAACAATATGTAGAGAGGTGATGATCATTGCCAATAAATAGTAAGCAAAAAGGCGCAAGAGGTGAACGTGAATTTGCCAACCTATGCAAGGAACATGGATTTGATGTAAGGCGAACGCAACAGTATTGTGGAAATACAGGTGATGCCAGTGATTGTGTTGGACTACCTAATATCCACATTGAAGTCAAGCGTGTACAAGCATTAAATATCGAAAAAGCAATGGCACAAGCAATTCATGATAGCGAACATAAGAACGTGATGCCAATCGTGGCACACAGAAAGAATAATGCAAAATGGTTAATCACCATGAGGGCGGATGATTGGTTTGAAATGTATAAAGAAAGCGGATTGAGTAATGGCAGTTAATACATCAACATATGGAATCCCACACAACTGCAAAAACTGGTTAGCATTAGCATCAGTAGTATGGGGCGAACTGGATATAAGTGAAGCTATACATATTGTTACTGACAAAGGCAGGGGATTGCCTACAAAAAGAAGCATACAAGATGAATTTGCATTGACTGATAAGGTTATTGAACTATGCAAGAAAGGTTTAACAAACAGGCAAATTATGGCTGAGTTGAATATATCGAGCAATCGAGTTGTTAGAGCTAAGAATTGGGGAGAATGGAATAATGTTAGTGAAACTATTAAATGAATACGCAAAACTACCGACAAGAGGAACAATTGATAGTGCAGGATTAGACATATATTGTCCGTTTAATATAACAGTACATGCAGATAGTCAGAAGCGGATTTCATTAGGGATAGCGGTTGAGATACCTAAAGGATATGTTGGGGTTCTTGCACCTAGAAGTAGCCTTTGTAAAACACCATTGAGAGTACCTAATAGTCAAGGTTATATCGATGCAGATTATAGAGGGGAACTAAGCATTGAGTTTGAAAATATATCTTGTAAAGATTATGAAATTTCAAGAGGTGATCGTATAGCACAATTGATTATCACACCTTATTTGAACGTAGATGTGGAAGAAGCACAAACACTCAGCGAAACAGAACGAGGTGCGGGTGGATATGGTAGTACTGGCAAATAAAAAAGACAGTAAATAGACAGAAAAGACAGTAGAAAGACAGAAAGTAGACAGTAAAAGGAGAAAACAAACATGAATAAATTAGTATTAGCAACAATGATTATGGGGACAATTGGCAGTAATGTATTAGCAAGTGGTGTTGTAACAGGCCCTGTAGAGCCTAACACACAAGCACCAGTAGTAAGCGGTTACAATTCTGTAGCCGTAGGGGCAAATACAGTAGTTACAGGTACAAACACAATTGCAGTTGGCCGTGATAATAAAGTAACAGGAAATGATAGTGTTGTAATCGGTGGTGGTAATGGAACGATTGAAGCCGACCAAGCGAGCGTAATTGGGTACAACAATTACGTAGGCAACAATAAAGAACAAACTGTATTAGGTGCTAACAATACTGTAGATAATCAAGGTGCAGTAGTAGTAGGCACACATAGTGTAGTGCGTGGTATTGATGCGGTAGTCATTGGCAATAATGCATCAGCACCTGTTCAAAATTCCGTAGCGATTGGCACAAACAGTCAAACGGATAACCCTGTAGGTGTTAGACAAGTTGTGTTGAATGGGGTAACTCACGTGTTCGCAGGTGAAAGTCCTAATAGCGTAGTATCCTTTGGCAGTAAGAAAAGTGATACATACAGCGGAATTAGCAATTACAATAGACAACTGCACAATGTAAGTGCAGGCCGTGTAGACCCAAGCAGTTTGGATGCAGTTAATGGCAGTCAGTTATTCGCAGCATATGACGAAATTGAAACAAACGGAACACACATTGCCAAACTTCAAAAAGATGTAAACTGTTTAGATAAACGAGTTACACGAAATACTACGAATATCTCTAATTTGACCTCTAAGGTGGATAACGGATTTACAACGATTAATAACACTCTAACCGCTACAAATGAGCGTGTAGGTAAAAATAGCCAAGCCATTTTGAACAATACGGATAGAATTAATAGCCATGAAACACGTATTACAGATTTAGAACGTAATACAGTAGGTCAAATCTCAAATGTGATGCATGAAGTAGCGAAAGCTGGTGCATCTAATGCAGCACTAAGTGCGTTGCACTATCTTGGCTATAATTCTGATGACAAACTAACATTTGCGGTAGGTTATGGACACTACAAAAACGCAAATGATGTAGCCCTCGGTATGTTCTATGCACCAACGGAACACGTTATGTTTAGCTTAGGTGCTACATTGGCCAACAAAATGATTAATGCAGGTGTATCGTTTAGACTTGGTAAGGGTTCTGAATATGAAACTAACCATAAAGGCAAAATTAAACAACTTGAAGATTTGGTAAATCAATTAGTAGCGGAAGTTGAAGAATTGAAAGCTGGTAAATAATATGTGTACACCGATAGGATCATATAAAGGCGATGCAGAAAAACTACAAACGAAAAAAGCAACTAAATTTGCACAAGAGTTATTCTTCAATGCGATCATGGGTGTATCGCTAGTAGTTTTGATATTTGGATTTGTGATTTTGATTAAAGTATTGGTTGGATAGATATAGGCGGTGAAATATCCGCCTTATCACAAGAGGTAACTATGATTGATTTTGAACTATTATCAAGTGCATTAACAATAGTGCATGGTAACGATATATATAAGCCTATTATAAGAAGAAGGCCAGATGGTATTTTTGCTGAATATTGTATAGGTGGTGTAAACACTGCAGTAATGATAAGCATGTTCGATTTAAGAGAAGGACGAATGTCATTAGAAGAATATACAAGATTAGTACGAAAAAGAGTATTATTTGAACATATGAATTTCGTTGAAAGTGAGCGTGAGAAAGAATGGAGCAATGCGTATATGCAATGGAAAAAAAGAACAAGAGGATAACAAATGTTAGGTTATAGCGGATATACAGAACATTCAGATTATTACATAGCACCTCATGATACATGGGAAAGTGCGTTTGAATTTCTAAAGCAACTGGCTTATGAAAGTGGCGATAATGGATTTTGTATCGGTGAGGTGCATCAAACAAGCGTGTTAAAGTTTGGAAATATAAAATGGTACAAATGGAATGAAGATAAAGGAGAATGGGAACATGAACGATAAACAATTTACAGATGAGTTATTCAAACGCATGTATGATCTAGGATACAAAAAAGCGGAAATAAAAAACGGAACGATATTCTTTTACAAAGACCGTGAATGTATTTCGCAATGGTCAAATAGAGTTGATATAAGAAGTACGTGTTTTACAGAAGAAAATCAACAGATTGATATTGCAGCATATCTAGGTGTTGTTGATTGGTCAAAAGTGGAAGTTGATACACCGATTTTTGTAAAGAATAGAAGTGAAAATGTGTGGAAGTGTAGATATTTTGCCAAATATGAAGATGGAAAAGTGTATACGTGGTGTGGTGGAAGAACATCTTGGAGTAATGTAATAGCTTATAAACCTGTTAATTGGGAGTATGCGGAACTAGCGTTTAAATAGTGAGGTGGAATGCTTGGAAGAATATGAAGAAAAACAACTAATAGAAAAGGCGGTTGAGTACCTACAACCTGTTAAGTTAATTGATGTACAGATTGCATCAATTAAAGAAGAAATCAATCAGTTAAGAGCGAACCTTACATCTATAGGTGCGATTGATTACTCAAAAGACCGAGTAACAGGCGGTGGAACTCCGCAAGGGTTAGAGGGGAGCGTAGCTAGATTTATTGATACAGTAGCAGAACGTGATAAGCGTATTGATGAATTATCAGAGTTAAAATGCGATGCGATCACATTGATTGACGGCCTAGATGAAAAACTAGGAGCGGTCATTCTAAGATATGAGTACATATTGAATACCACAACGGAAGATGCTTACAAAATGATTGGAAATTACTCAACTAAACAGGCGAAACGATATAAGCAACGAGCATTGATTGAATGTGGTGAAAAGTTGTCCGCAAATGTCCGCAAATGTCCACAAATGTCCGTATAAGTCCAAGTCAACATATAGTAGAATATAAGGCGTGAGAGTTGCCAATGAGCAATTCTAAAAACTAAATAGCAATTGAGGTGCGGTTTTATATTTTTGTATTTGAAAATCAACGAGTATTGTTTCTAAGTCATTACAATCTATATTATTTTCTAATCGCACCGCACCTCTTATATTGCAATAACAACCAACTATACGTTTCATGAGATAAAACCTTAAGCGAAAAAATGTTACATACTACAAACAACTAGCGGTATTAGTTTAGAGAGTGTAATTGCATACTGAAAACTAAAGCTATATGTTCCATTGGGAACCGAGTATTGTGCGAGAGTTAGACAGAGTGAGCTAACCATGATTACAATTCATATACTCGTGTTGGCGAATAGCTAACTATATAACTTTGGTTTTGAGTATGCAATAAAAATGAATAAAACTATCACATAATGAGGTATATCCACGGCGATATATCTCATTTTTTGTATAAAGTTATCAAAAGGGGAGAAATGATGACTGATATATTGTGTTGTAAAAGCAAATGCTTAAACAACAAGAAAGGGAAATGTACGGCTAATGTCATTGAATATGACGGATTGTGCCAAACATACATCACACAGGGGAATGCAAGAAAAAGTACATGCGGTTTGTGTGTGCGATCTAATGGAAAGCTAAAACGGAAAGGTGGTGAAGTACTAAAATGATTAAAGCGATTAAACAATTCATTAAGGATAGAGCGTTATTCAAAAAAGCTGCACAAGATTTAGATAACAAAGACCTACAGGCGAAAGCAAAATATGCGTTTGAGCATCGTGAAGATAACGTGTTAAGCATTATTGATTGCCTAGCCATTGCGTGCGGTGTATTGATTATAGTCGGTATTGTGTGGTGCTTGATGTGAATTATCAACCAACGATAAAGAAACTACTCAAAGCATTACAAATGAATGGCAGGCGGTATGTAGTCGATGTAAGGCAATCATGGAGCAAGTTTGATAAGCCTTGCAAGGTGTATATCGTAAATCGAATGTACACAGAGGAAGAATACAAACTGACATTCCCTTATAAGTACAAGAAAGGGAAAACGTTCAAGCAAGGACAACTCTATAAGAAAGAAAGTGAGTATAGCAGTACTAAGCAACATGAAGTACTGCTATTTTTAGTTAGAACATATAAAGGTGGTGATTGATATATGGCAGATGCTAGCACCTTAACAGAAAAAGAACGTATATTTGCAGATGAGTATATCAAGACTACCAATGCAACGCAGAGTGCTATCAAGGCTGGATATGCAGAGAAAAGTGCATCAAGCAAGGGAAGTCAGCTGTTAAGAAAAGTAAAGGTGCGTAAATACATAGATGGTGTAATGGAAAAGCGTAGTAAAAACACAATCGCAACTGCTGATGAAGTATTGGAGTACCTAACTAAGGTTATGAATGGCGAAGAAAAAGATGCATTTGGTTTGGATATCTCAATTGCAGATAGAACCAAAGCAGCCGAGTTGTTGGGCAAACGGCACATGCTATTTACCGATAAGGTGAAACTTGATGCAGAAATAGAAATTGATATATCCGACCGCATGAAACAAGCAAGGGTGAAATCAGATGAAGTACAACAAGGCACAACTGATTGATGCGTTGGGTTCGTTCACGCATGATCCATTAGGCTTTGTATATTTCGCATTTCCTTGGGGTGAAAAAAGAACACCGCTTGAAAACTTTGACGGCCCTGATGAATGGCAAATAAAAATCTTAAAAAAGATTGGTGATGAACTAAAGAAAGGTAAAAGCCTTTCAAAGGCAATTAAAATTGCAATTGCATCAGGTCATGGTATCGGAAAATCAACATTAGTATCGTTTCTTATTTTGTTTGCTATGGCCACACACGAAAATACAAGAGGTGTAGTTACTGCTAATACAGAAAAACAGTTATCGTCTAAAACATGGGCGGAGTTGAGTAAGTGGTACAACCTGTTTATAGGCAAGGAATTATTTACATATACTGCTACGGCTTTATTTAGTGCTGACAAACAGTACGAGAAAACGTGGCGGATAGATGCTATTCCGTGGTCGGAAAGCAATCCTGATGCATTCGCTGGGCTACATAACCAAGGAAACCGTATCCTTATCATATTTGATGAGGCATCTTCTATAGCAGATATCATATGGGAAGTTGCAGAGGGTGCTTTAACGGATAAGGAAACAGAAATTATATGGTGTGCATTTGGAAACCCTACTAAAAATAGTGGACGTTTTAGAGAATGTTTTAGAAAGTATCGTAATTACTGGCACACAGAACAAATTGACAGTCGAACTGTTAAAGTTTCAAACAAAGCTTTGTTAAATGAATGGGTCGAACTCTACGGAGAAGATAGCGATTTTGTGAAAATTCGTGTTAGGGGTGTTTTCCCTAGTGCATCGGATACACAATTCATATCCGCATCAATCGTTGACGAAGCACAAAAACGAATGTACAGAGTTGGTGAGTTTAATAACCTACCTGTAATAATCGGTGTAGACCCTGCATGGACTGGCGGTGATACATTAGAAATAGTGATGCGTAATGGCTATTCCATGAAATGCTTGGCAACAATTGAAAAGAATGATGATGATATGCGAATGGCTAACCTAATAGCACAATTCGAAGATGAATACAAAGCTGATGCGGTATTCATCGACCAAGGGTACGGCACTGGTATTTATAGTATCGGTAAGTCAATGGGTAGAAAATGGCGGTTAGTTGCCTTTGGTGGTGCATCGCCTAACAATATGTATCTCAATATGAGAGCGTACATGTGGGGCGAAATGAAAGAGTGGCTAAAAGAGGGCGGTTCGATTCCTAATGAGCAAGGATTGTATGATGACCTCGTAGGGCCAGAAGCGATCATCGATAAGAACGGCCGTATCCAACTCGAAAGCAAAAAAGACATGAAAGAGCGTGGCTTACCATCTCCAAACAAAGGCGATGCATTAGCCTTGACCTTTGCATTTAGGGTCACTAAAAAAGTAAATGGCAATCACAGAAGAGTAGCTAATACAGAGTACAAACCATTTGGGTAAAGGGGGAATGTGAATGTGTATGAAAGCTAAGACACCAAGTGTTACTACACCAGCACCTGCACCAGTCGCACAGACTGATGACATGACGCAAAAGAAAGATGAACAATGGTTCACCGATAAAAAGCGTAAGAAAACTGGTTATGATAGTACAATTTTAGCTAGTGCGTTAAATCAAGCAACAGGCAAAACAACATTAGGCGGTTAATATGAGTACTATCTTATCAAGCCTATCTAGGCAACCTACAGAAAAGCCTGTAACTAAACCAAAAGACTACAAGAAAATAAAAGCTAAATTCAATCAGATGTTCACAAATCGACAAAAGTACGTTGAGAAATGGAAGATGATTAGAGATTATCAGTTGCCATTCCTTGGTGTATTCGATGGCGAACAAGACCAATCGAAATTGTATACCGATAAAATCCTTACTGGTATTGCTTGGGAAAGTTGCCAGATATTTGCTAGTGGTGTAATGAGTGGAATGACACCGCCTAGCCGTAAATGGTTTAAGTTAACCATGGAAAATACGGATATGGCGGCGAATAGCGATGTAGCAAAAGTATTAGATGAACGTGAAGAAATATTGTATGCAGTATTTGCAAAATCCAATTTCTACAATGTTGTTCACCAAGTCTATATGGAGTTACCATTCGGACAAGCACCGATGTCAATCATGCCTGATGGTAAAGTTGGTGTACGTTTCACATCGTATCCAATCGGTACTTACGCATTAGAATGTAATGCTAATGGTGAGGTTAACACGTTTGGGCGGAAATATAACATGACTTGCGACCAACTCGTGGAAGAGTTTGGATATGATAACTGTACCGATAAGATTAAAAACGCATACGATGACGGCAAGGGTAATGCAACTGTATATACTGTTTGTTGGTTCGTATGTGAAAACAAAGACCGCAATGGAAAACTAGGTAATAAGAACATGCCTTACTCCTCTATTTACTGGGTTGAGGGGAGTAGAGACGATGAAATCTTGCGACATAGTGGCTATGAAGAATGGCCTATTCCGATTGCACGGCACACCACACATGATCTAAATGGTTATGGTAAAGGTAGTGCATGGTTCGCACAATCTGATGCAATGATGTTACAAAAATTGGAACTAGACCGATTAACCGCCATTGAGTTAGGGGTAAAACCACCTATGGCCGTTACATCTGATGTAATCGGTAGCGTATCACTATTTCCGGGTGGTATTACCGAAGTCGATACAGGCGGTAAGGTTGAGCCTATCTTTAATGTAGGCATCAATTTAGATTGGATAATGCAACAAATCATTGAAGTTAAAGACAGTATCAAGCGTGCATATAGTGCTGACTTATTCCTTATGCTAGACAATATGGACAATGGACAAATGACGGCAAGGGAAGTCATGGAACGCACACAAGAGAAACTGCAACAATTAGGGCCTGTAGTGGAACGGCTACTATCTGAATTTCTTAATCCGATTATCGAACGTACCTATGCGATATTAGATCGTGCAGGTGTGTTTCCACCAATCGATGAAGCGTTGGCGGAAGAGTTAAACGGCCAAGATGTGAAGATAGAGTACATTTCACCATTGGCACAGGCACAGAAAGTATCTTCATTAACATCAATTGAACAGTATTTTGCGTTCCTTATGTCATTGGCACAGGGCAATCCTAATATTCTACAAAAGTTTAATTTTGAAGAGGCAGCAGATTATTATGGTGTTAACCTCGGTGTACCTGCAAAAGTAATTGTATCGAATGATGAATATCAAGCTAAGATGGAAGAACAACAACAGGCACAACAAGAACAAGAGGAACAAGCACAGATGATGCAAGCGGCACAATTGGCACCTCAAATGGCTAGTGCAGCTAAACAAGCAACCGATGCAGCAAATGATGGAAACCCTGTAATGCAACAGTTAATGGGAATGGGGTACTAGATGAAACAAAAAAGAGATTATATGCGTGAGCGTGATATTGAAGCGCTGAACCACGTACTGAGTGATGAACTCGGTAGGTGGTTTTTTTATCGCATTCTTGACCGAGCAAAATTGAATAGCCAATCATTCACAGGCAACAGTACAACATTCTTCAATGAGGGAATGAGGGCTGTTGCTATTTTGTTGCAAAACGATTTAGGAAAGATTGGCGATGGTGTAGAGGGTGTTAAGAAATACCACCTAGCACAAATAGAAAATATTCAAATGCAAAAGTATTTCAAGAGTTTAGAACAAAGCGAATTAGAGAAAGGTGAATAACCATGGATGAAAATTTAGAACAAGGCACAAACAATAACACGGATAGTGCAAATGGTGGTACACCACAGGACACGAATACACAAGAACAACAAAGCACGATTTTAGGCGGTGGCGGTGATACTAACACCGACCAACATGCAGAACCTACTGTATATGATTTCTCAACTGCATTTGATGGTGGCGAAGTTGACCAAACCATCGCAGATGAATTTTCAAAAATGCTTAATGGTGTAGGCGCAACGCAAGAACAAGCGTTAGAGATGGCTAAGTTTGGCAATCAATATGCTACCAACCTTGTAACAGCTTACGAAAACCAAAAGCAAGAAGCACTCAAAGAACAATACAAAGGTTACGCAGATAACGCTCGTGAGGTATTAGGAAGCAAATTCGATACTACTGTTAGCCAAGCGGCCGCAGGTGTTGAAGCAGTAGAAAAGACAATTCCTAATATTCGTGAAATCTTAGCTGAAAATGGCTTGGGTAATCGTGTAGAAGTAATTCAACTATTCGCACATATTGCTGGTATGGCAAGCGAAGATAACAACGCAGGGAATAACAGACCTGCAAATAATCAATCTGACGAAGCTATTAGACGGAATATGTATCCGTCCATGTTTAAAGACTAAAGGAGATTAATTAATGGCTACAATTGGAACTAACAATCCTACATTATTGGATTTACAAACTCGTATGGATCCAAATGGTAAAATTGCACAAATCATTGAGCAATTGAACCAAACAAACGAAATCATTCAAGACATGACAATGATTGAATGTAATGATGGCACATCTAACAAAACAACAGTACGTACTGGATTACCATCTACTACATGGCGCATGTTGTATGGCGGTGTACAACCATCTAAATCCACTACAAAACAAATCACAGATACTTGTGGTATGTTGGAAGCATATTCCGAAGTGGATAAAGACTTGGTTAAACTTTCCAATGACCCTGTAGCGTTCCGTGCAACAGAAGATGGTGCATTTGTTGAAAGTATGGGCCAAGAAATCGCACGCACACTTTTCTATGGTGATGAAACTACACCAGAAAAATTCATTGGCTTATCCGCACGTTTCAATACATTGGATACTAAAAAAGCTGATTGCGCTAAAAACATTATTGATGCAGGCGGTACTGCTAACCTTGCCTCTATGTGGCTCGTAGGTTGGGGCCCTCTTACTGTACATGGTATTTATCCACGTGGCAGTCAAGGCGGTTTAGAACAAGAAGATTTGGGCGAAGTAACAGTTACTAAAGCTGATGGTTCTATGTTCCAAGGCTATCGCACACACTTTAAACAAAACATCGGTTTATCCGTGCGTGACTGGAGATATGTAGTACGTATCGCTAATATCGATATGAAATCTATCAAAGAAGATATTTCCGCAGGCCCTAACTTGATTAACTTGATGATCCGTGCAGAAGAAAAAATGCAATCTCTCACAGGATGTAGACCAGTATGGTACATGAACCAAGAATTGCGTACATTCTTACGCTTGCAAAAGAACAAAGTACATGGTTCTACTATCACAGAAGATATGGAAATGGGTAAAATGGTTACTCGTGCGAATGGTATTCCTGTTCGTAAAATTGATGCATTGCTTTCCACAGAAGCACGAGTTACTGCATAGTAGAAAGGAGAAAATACATGATTATCGATACTTTAAATACATTCCATTGGAAACGTGAATTATCTGGCAATGTCAGCTCCGATGTTATGATTACTAGCGGTGATGCTGACCCTAACTTGTGGTTAGTTGTTCGTGTAGACAAAGCATTAACTGGCACTGCATTAATCAACGTATATACATCTGATACAGAAAACATTGCTAACCATGTATTGTTGCATGGTATTACATTACCAGCCAATGCACCAGCTGGGTACGAATATAAAGTGCGCTTGGCAAATGGTGTTAAACGTTATACACGTGCTAATGTCAACAATGCAACAGCTGGCACAATTTCTGTATTCTTAACTAGCGGTATCACTAGCAAATAGGGGGTAACATGGAATACATTGCAAAAGTAACTTTGTATCACAATACAAAGGGTTTAATTGAAGAAGGAAAAACAGTAGAACTTACAAAAGAAGAAGTAGCTGAATACGATAAAGATTACTTCAATGATTTGTTTGAAGCTGTAGGCGCAGAAGAAACCGAAGATGGCGAAGAAAAGCCAAAGACTAAATCTAAAGGCAAGAAATCGGAAGAAACTGCAGAATAACAGAATGAGGGGTGCGTATGCATCCCTCTTTTTTACTACAAAGGGGGCAATATGACACCTACTGATATTTGCAACATGGCTTTGTCATTAATCAATGGCGGTAGGATATACGGCCTTGATGAAGAAACAGAAACGGCTAGACAATGCAGATTGCACTATGATGCGACACGCAAAATGCTACTTTCACAATATGAATGGAATTTTGCACGAAAGCGTGAAGAGTGCGTACTATCTGAACATAAACTAGCTGGCTATGAATTTGTTTATGCGTATCCTGAAAAGTGCTTACGTATTTTAGGGGTTATTCCTAAAGGTGAACGATTTAAAGCGGAAAGCCAAAAGGAATATGATGTATTCACATTTGACGATAACACAAAGTACATAGTAAGCGATGTACCGCTTGCGTATATCGATTACGTGTACGATGTGCAAGATATAGATGTATTTAGTCCTGTATTTATTCAAGCATTGAAGTCTAAAATGGGTTCTGATTTAGCTATGCCATTAACTGGTAATAGTGGTTTATTCGACCAGTGCTATAAACTCTATCAAGCAGCAACGCAAGAAGCCAAAAGTTTGAGCGCTAAAGAACGTAGGCAAGATATGCCATATATTTCTAACTATGTAAAGGCAAGGAGTTGGTAATCATGAAACCAATGTATATATCACAACTTGCATTTACAACTGGTGAGATTTCGCCTGATGTATCTAGACGATTTGACCTAGATCAATTCAAAAGTGCATTACTATTAGCAGAAAATGCGGTCATTAGACCTTATGGAGCGGTGGCTAGACGGCAAGGCTCAGAATATATAGGTCAAGTCAAGAACAAGGATAAGTCTACACGGCTGTTTGAATTTACGGCCGAAAAGAATAAATCATTCCTACTCGAAATCGGAGAGCATTATATCCGAGTGTGGCGGAATGGTATTTATACAGGTATTGAATTAGAAACACCATTTGAAAGTGATGTGGTTGATAAATTGAACTGCATCCAAAGTGGCGATGTAATGTTCATTTGTAGTGGTAAGTATCCAGTTAAAACGCTATCTAGGTATTCTAATACAGACTGGCGATTTGATACATACAAGTTATCTGAGCAACCATACGGCGAAGTCAACATCGACAAAGAAAGTACTGTAATCTTGAATGGCGATACATTAACCGCCACAAAGGATATATTCAACGCTGATATGGTTCATTCTGTCATGCAGATTGAACATTATATAAAAGCGATTACAACAAGTGAAACAGGAAAAGTGATAAAAGGCAGTTATGATGGTGATGATGAACGTATTCTTATGGCTGAAAATGAATACAACAACATCAATTATGATGTAGAACAATTCAGTAGTGATGAGGACTTATCGTGGAAATTCACATCACATGGCACTTGGAATGGCACTGTTAAAATCCAAATCAGCAATGACAACGGCACTACATGGAAAGATTACAGGGTATATACATCCAACAATGACTACAACGTAACCGACACAGGCAAGGTTACACCTAGTGCTAAATTGAAAGTTGTATCTGATTTGAAAGGTGGTAGCGTTAATGTAGACCTATCATTCTTGCCACATTCTAATTATGGTGTAGTTGAAATCAAAGAATTTGTTGATAGTAAGCACGTTAAAGTCAATGTATTGAATAGCGTTGTAGATAACGAAGCAACCTCTAAATTCAGATTTGGACAATGGGGCAAAGGCCTTGGTTATCCTCGTGTATGTACGTTTTACCAAGATAGATTTATCCTAGCATCTAGTAATCAATATCCTAACTACATATGGTTTAGTCGCACAGGTGATTATTCCAACTTTGGTGTAGAAAAGGTAGGCGGTACGATTACAGATGATAGTGCAATCACACTACCTGTTATTAACCGCAAAATGTATGACATTAGACATTTAATACCTGCTAATGACTTATTGATTTTAACCAGTGGTAATGAATGGATTATAGATGGTTCAAAAACCATCACACCTACTAACTGCAATCTACGCACACAAACACAACGTGGTGCATCTGAATGTGAGCCACAATACATAGGGAATAGATGCGTGTATGTGCAAGCTAGAGGGTGTGTAGTGCGTGATTTAGGTTACTCTTACGAAAGCGATAACTACACAGGGGCTGACTTAACTCTATTCGTTAAGCATCTGACAAAGTATCGTAATTTCATTACAAGCGCTTATGCACAAGATCCAGATAGTATCGTTTACTACGTAACAGATGATGGCAATATCGATTGTCTAACTTACATTCCTGAGCAAAAGGTGTATGCATGGTCGCACTTCACCACAAAAGGCAAATACAAATACGCTGAGAGCGTTGCAGAGGGCGAACAAGATAGTTTGTATGTAATCGTTGAGCGTGATTTTAAAAGCGGTACAGTGATGTGCATTGAACGATTTGAGCCAATGTACAATGCGGATAATAACAATGTGTACATGGATTGTTACATTCGACAAACTAGCACAGAGAATATCAGTACTATCACAGTACCTCATCTGATTGGTGAGGATGTGCAAATCGTTGTAAATGGTAGGGAACGGCCAATTAAGGAAGTACCACCTACGGCAATTATTAATATCGATGGCAAGGCACAAAGCGTAGCCGTTGGTATTAACTACACTACACGATTACGTATTCCGAGCATCGAAATGCAAATACAAGATGGAACATTACAAGGCCGACAATTAACGATGAGTAGATTATCGATGAACATCTTAAATTCATTCGGTGGCAAAATCGGAAGAAACTTCAACCATATGGATGATATTTCATTACCGCCACTCAAGTTATATAGCGGTGATAAGGTATGTGTATTGCCAAAATTCGATGGAGTGTACTCAACCGATGCATCTGTATGCATTTTGCATGAAAAACCTTATCCATTTAACCTTTTGAGCGTTACAAGAGAAATAGAAATAGGCGGTGGTTTTCCAAATGTTACAGGACTTTGAGATTTGCCCTGTAAGGCACACTTCGTTAATTCATGACTTATATATCGACTTGCGAGCTATAGACACTTTAGAGGTCAATATAGCGAACCAAAATTTCTCGAATTATGGAAAAAATGATTTTGTGAGAGATATATGCAGTGATGATTATGAAAACCACATTGTAATTGAAAATGAAGTACCAATAGCCGTATATGGTATCTCAAAAAAGCCAATCAACGGAATGTACTGCATTTATTTCTTGGGGAATAAGATACTGGATACGAATTTGAAATTGCAAAAAGAATTTCTAAAACGAAGTAACGCAATCATAAAAGAGTGGTTATCCACTCATGAATGTTTATTCAATTTCATACATAAGAAAAATAACCGCTCGAAGCGATGGCTTACATCACTAGGGGCGGTTATTCATTCTGATATTACACATAACGGAATGGAATTATTTACATTGAGAAAGGGGGATGCGAATGTGTAATCCTATTGCATTAATGGCAGGTCAAATGGTTACTCAATTATGGGGGCAACATCAACAGACCAAAGCACAAACTGCAATGTACAACGCACAGGCACAAGCAGCGGAAGCTAATGCACGAATATCTGATAGGAAACAACAGGATATTGCCAATCAAGCATTACAAGAGCGAGATAAGATGGATAATAAAATGCGGTTAATTGCAGGTCAGAATACGGCAGAAGCAGGCGCTACAGGGTTATCCATGAGTGGTACACCATTACAATTAATGGCTAGTAGCTACGATGAATACAACAAAGATATTAACAATTGGGAAACTAGCAAAAACAATAGCATCTACAATGAATATCTTAATGGGGTTAATTATCGCAATGAAGCTAGTAGTGCAAGAGCAGCTGCATCCAATGCTAAAACGCAAGGGCGATTGCAAATGCTCGGTACTATCTTGAGTGGTGCATCTAGTATATATGGGATGAAACAACAATATGCAGGTGGTAAATACACAACTCAATATGGCGGTGATGTAAATGGTGTAACAGAAAGACCAGTTAAAACAGTTAAGAAAGTTTGGACTTTTAACGGCAGGTAACTATGAAATTAGTTAATTATGAACAAAATGAAAGATTGAATACAGTTAATGGTGAGTTTAGACCAACAATCAATGCGGAAGCATATGGTGTTAACCAAAACGGCATTAACACATTTGCAAAAGCATTGGATGATGCATCTAAAACTTGGCTTGAAATCGATAAACAAAAAGATTATATCAATGCTACAAATGCTATTAATGAATTTAATCAAAAAGTAACTGAATTAAAATTTGATAAAGATAAAGGGTTAATGTACCAAAAAGGTATGAATGCACAAGGGATACTACCTACATACCTTGAAAGTACACAGAAATTCCAAAGCGAACTTGCTGCTAAATATAACTTACGTACAACTGATGCGGTAAACGCTTTCAATAAAGCGGTTGAAACATCAAAAACAAACGATTTAGATGGTATATCTAGGTATATGAGAGGTCAGTACGAGGATGCACTAAGCACTGCTACACAAAATCAAATCAATAACTTGAATAACAATCTGTTACAAACGAATGATGTTAATCAACAAATGAAAACATTAACATTAACAGGCGATTTAATAGAAGCAACTGGTAAGCAATTAGGGCTTGATGATGAACAAATAACATCTAAAAAACAACAAAACTATGATCTTAATGCTAAAACCTTATTAGATAAAACTGTTGCTGATAATAATTCAGAAACATTGGACAAGCAGTTGACTGCATTAACTGGGCTTGCTAGTGAGAATGTATTAACACCATACAGGAAAATGTACCAACAAATGGGTATAAACAAAATCGCTAACAATGAAAACGATTTCGGCGCAATTCGATTGGCTGCAGGCGATGATGTAAATCGTGGTATGGACATTATGGGTTCACGCATACGTTCGCAAATGGAAGCCAAAAACAAGGAAGCCATGCAGTCAGGTATTGGTGCTAATCAACATTTATGGAAGTTAGCACAATATGCACATAATAAGTATGGTATCAATACAGAAATTGCATATAGGCAGTTGTATGCAGAGGGCACAGATGGTGGCGAACTTAGTAGATTAGCAAGAGAAAATCATAACTACGCGGGGCTAACTCAATCAGAGCCTAATGGAGAAGAGAACAAACAACCACCTGAAGATGGAACGAATTATTACAAAATGTATAATTCCGATGAAGAGTTTGTGGATGATTGGATTGAACACTACATAAAGCCAAATGGTGCAGTTAACGCACAGAGCGTAGAGGAATATGCTGATAAGCTAAAAGCAGGTGGATATTATGGCGCAGGTGCAGAACATTATAAAGCATTAATGCGCAATGCACCTATGACTAAAGGCGGACAACCTATTTTTTCTGAAGATCAGATTGAAAAGGCGGTTAAACAAGGCCGTGAAAATTATAAAGGTTGGCTGACAATGCAAATGAACATCGAAGCCAAGCAAGCTAAAGATAGAATTACTGCAGCTAAAATTGTATATAACCAATTAATAGCAAAAGGCGATTATGTAGGTGCATCATCTTACGCACACGCACAAGCAGCAGGCGCACAGACCGATATGGAAAAGGAAGCGTGGAGCGGTACAGAAGCATCAATGCGACCTAAACTTGATTCTATGTATGAAAAAGGCCTTAAACTGAATGCAAAACAAAAGTTTGAGTTGAAAAAATATGCTGAAACTCATACATACGAAGAAACACTAGCGCACGCACAGAGAGTGTACCCTGATAAAGTTGTTGATGATAGCTTTGATGAAGTGTTGCTCGAAGCGAACGATAACCGATTAAAGGCTAACAAAATTGATTTAACACCTTATGATAGCGAAATACAAAGTGCGTTGCCTGCTGACAAATCATTGCGTTCAAGTTTTGAATATGGTGTTAAACAAGAGATGTTAAGTCGTAAAGCTGACTTTGAAAGCAAACACGGCAGAGCGCCTACAGAAGCAGAAATGCATGATATATTTGAGGGCGCATTGGCAACACAAACATTACGAAGTACGGAAAAACCATATTTCGGTGATGGTGATGATTATAGCGCACCTATTAGCGCAGCAAGCAATAGAGCGATGGGTATTGTGCATGTTGAACCTGTTGGTAACCATTATGTGCGTGTAACATATCAAGATGGCTCAACAAGAGATATTTACGAAAGCGTGTATAACAACATGCAAAGAAGATATAACGATAACGGAGATTAAAAATGGCTAAACAAACACTTGAACAAGAACGGCAAGAAGCACTAGCTGTACAGAATGGCTATGTTAAAACATCACCATCTTTTAGTGCTAGTGCTGGTGTTCAGTCTAAACCTACTGGCGGTTTTACTGAGGTGGGTAATGCAATAGGTGCAGGGATAGATACAACGGCACAAGTAGTTGATAATGCTATTAATGCAATTAAGGCTATTGCCAATACACCACGCACAATGGAAGAAACTAATGCTGATGGTACAACCACATATTATCCGTTTGGTAAAGCTGACAATCCATACCAAGGTTTAGAACCACTAGGACAGTCATTACAAAAAGTACTTCCTACAAGTGTTGTTAGTAATACGGATAGATTGTTTCTATACAATAATGATACCCTACGTTATAACGAAGCAGTTAGAATGGGGAAAGTATTAGATATTGACCCTGATGTAATTATGCGTGGTGATGATAAAGCATTTGAACGTGCTGATTACTTATCAAGACGAGTTGAACGTGGCGCAGTATTACAAGATATATACGATGAATTTCCTGAATTATATAAAGTGAAATATGGTTCACAAGCGGAACAATTACAAGCAATCAACAATCTACAATCAATTCGTGCTACGAAATCTACGTTCGATGCAATTCAACAAGGTATTTGGTCTATGAACGATCAGATGAAGTTAGGTGATGTTGGTTTTGAATTGGCACATACAAAAGACCCTGAACGTATTAACGAATTAACATCAGAAATGGAACGCTTGCAAAATAACTTGCGCAACTACCGAACACCTGACGGAACTAATCCATTACAAGAAGTATTCGGACAAACGGCAGCACAAGCATACATGATGGGTAAACAAGGCGGTACAGGTGCAATCATAGGCGGTGCAATCGGTGCTGTAATTGGCGGTTTAACTACCGATGGTGTAGGTATAGGCGCAGGTGCAGTAACTGGTGCTAAATGGGGTGGCGGTGCTGACATGGCATATGAAATGTACAAAATGTCATTCGGTAACAAATACCTAGAACTCATTAATAAACGTGATGTAAATGGTAATAAAGTATACTCTAATGATGAAGCCTATAAATACGCTATGACATATGCTGCAGTTGATACAGGTATTGAAATGGCATCTACACGTTTTATGGTTAAAGGCATAGGTAAAGTAGCACCTAAAGCGGTTATGTCAAAAGTATTACAAGGTGCTACAAGTGATACAATCGCAACATTTAATAGGGGTATTGGTACTACTGTTGCACAAATGGCCAAAGCATCTGTTAAGGCTGGCGGTTCTGAATTAGTTGAAGAGGGATTGCAAGACATCAACGAAAAATTCCAACATAACCTATACCGCAACGATAATGACCCTGAGGGAGTATATTCCATAGGTGATATGGCGGTAGGTGCAGGCGGTGCAATGCTACAAGCATTACCAGCCGTTATTGGTTTAGGCGCAATTGGTGGCGGTGTGAGTGGTATTCACACCATGAAAGCGTTCCATGAATTTCAAAAGCTAACACCAGAAGAACAACAACACGCAATCATGGCCGAGCAAAATCGAAATGGTAACGCTATCATGCAAGCATTAAAACAAGATGCATCGTCAAACAAAATGGCAAAAGAAAACCCTGAACTGTACGGAAAGATTGTACAAGCACAGGGGGATAATGTAGGTGTATCTACTGCATATGTGAACGTAAACGAAATGGCGGAAACTGAAGAAGGTCAACAAGCTATTAAGAACATGATTGATAGTGGCATAGTTACTCAAGAGGAAGTATCAAAGAGTATCGAAGCTAATGCAGACATTCCTGTACCGATTGGTAAATATGCACAATTAAGCGGTGGCTTGACGGAAGAAACTGTAAAAGCATTAGAGGAAAGCACATACTTTACTCGTGGCGGTATGTCTATGAAAACCCTTGAACGTGCAAAAGCGGAAGTGGAAGCATTTAATAATAATCTAGTTGATGCTACCGAAAAGAAAGCACAACGTGTTAAAGAAAGCATTATCCGTGATGAGTTTGAAGATGCAAGCGATGTAGATCGTGAAGTACTAGACCAAGTATTCGCTAACCCTACTCAGGTTAAACAAGCATACAACAACTTGTACAAAAACCTAGTGCAAGAGTATCGTGAAAACTACGCAAGCGACTTTGACAACATGGACAATGATATTAAAGAAGCTACGGCAAGCGGTGTAGAGCCACAATGGTTGACTGATTACAAATCTAACAATGGTGGTAAAGCACCACGCACGAATGCAGAACGTAGACGTGCAGCATTTCATTCAAGCGTAGCAAAAGCACAAACTGCATTCGCTGATAATACGGAAGCACTTAACCAAAGCAATATCCATCATACTGATATGGAACATACGCTACAACAAATTGAAAGCCTTGAACGCTTGCATGATAAGATTTTTACATTAGCAGATAACGATATAGCGTTACGGATGCAATTATCCAAGAGTGGCTATGAAGTGTACAACAAAGTTGTTAAAGCGATTGGCGAAAGTACCGATAGAAAACAACGTGAAACGGCAAAAGCTAATGCGTTGTTAATGGCACAACATGCTGATGTAATGGCACAATATATGCGACAAAAGGGCAAAGGCGGATATACCGCTATGGATTATTTCCGTGATAGTGTGCGTATCAAAATGGATGCGGTTTTAGAAAACCAAAAAGGGTATGCACAACAATTGGCAATGCATCAAAAATTACAAGCCGATATAACTCAATGGGGGAAAATATTAAACGATTTACAAAACGGAACGCTTAAACAAGGTGTAAATAAAATAATGTCAGCACCTTTAGTGTTTAGCACAATTAAAGATCCTGACTACAAATTTACAACTGGTGATGTTTATATAACAACGAAAATGCTTAATAAAGTATTTGCCACTAAGCATGCACATAAGTTTGACTTAAATGTTATGAAACAGTTACCCGGTGCGTTATCTAATCCGATTGCAATATTCAAAAACTTTGACCCTGTTGCTAATACATCGGTAAAAGGTGAGATTATTGCTGTTGTTGAATTAAGAGATACGCAAAATAACCTTGTCCATGTGCCGTTGGTTTTTGATGTTCAAAGCGGAAGAAATAGCTATCAAACTAGGGTTAAAAGTATATTCCCTAGAGTTAATACTACATGGTACTCTCATGCGATAAATAATGGCGATTTGTTATATGTTAATACAAAAAAAATAAACCAACTAACAGTCAATAACGTCCAATCAAGCGGACAAATGAGTGTTAGTTGGTCTAATATTATTAATAGTATACCAAACGAAAATGATTTAGACAAGCTCCGAAAGAAACATAATTATCAGTATTATCAATCCGCATGGCATGGTTCGCCGTATGACTTTGATGAATTTGATTTAGGTAGTATTGGTGGTGGTTTAGGAACACAAGCATTTGGTTGGGGGTTATATTTTACTGAAAACAAAAATGTAGCTGAAAAATATAAAGTAGAGCGTAAATCTAAAAATAAATTTACTTTAAATGGTAATGATATACCAATTGAGTATGCTCCTGTTATAGAGCAAATATTTGGTGGCATTAATGTAGAGAATAATAAAGAAAGCCTATTAAATCGGTTGGTTCTCAATAGAGATGCTGAACAAAGTAATTTAGATTTAGTTGCTAAAAATCTGAATGAATTAGATGGTGTTTTAGATTTTATAACACAAAATAGTAAATTTGCTATCAATAAACTACCAACACTTGTTGATAATAAGTTTGAACGAATGGCAACTGTTATATTAAACGATGCTAAAACCAAAGCTAAATCTGATAACAAACGAGTGAATAAAGAATACCTATTTGATGTTATTGAGGAGTTGCAGAAAAGATACAATAAACATTATATTTTTTATAATGATATCGTTTTAAAAAATTCATATCTAATTGATAACATTGATAATTTTGAAGTAACTTCTGTTTACAAACCAACACTATATAATGTTGAAATTCCAGATACAGATACAATGTTAGATTACTCAAAACCAATTAACGAACAGTCGGAATATGTCTTAAACAAAATAAAACAATTAGATCCGACTGACATTAATAAAACTGGTAAGGAATTTTATAATGATTTATCAGAACGTTTAGGTGGTGACAAAAACGCATCTCTTAAATTAAACGAGTTAGGTATAAAAGGGATTAAATACAAACATGGTCTTAGTCATAACTTTGTAGTGTTCGATGATAAAGCAATCAAAGTCATTGAAAAGTACAATCAATCCGTTAATGGTATGACCGAAATCATGAGCGATGGTGAACGCATCATCAGTATTTTCAAAACCGCAGATAGAAGTACATTCTTACACGAAATGGGCCATGTATTCTTTGATGATATTCAAAAATTAGCATCAATGGACAATGCACCTAAACAATTACTTGATGATTGGAACGCACTCAAAGAGTGGAGCGGTTGGGTTGATGGCGAAAACGTAGATAACACCAAAGCACACGAGAAATTTGCACGAGGTTGGGAAAGCTACTTACGAAGTGGCGAAGCACCAACGAAAGGATTGCAACGAGTATTCCGTCAATTCTCTAAATGGTTAACTCGTATTTATCGTAGTGTTCAACGATTGGGCGGTGAACTACCATCTGACATTAAGGATATAATGGCACGCATGATAGCTACGCAAGATGACATTGAAAACTACGCACATGAGCAAGCATTAGAACAATTTGAGAATACAAAATTGTATCAACAGTTGAGCGAAACAGAACAGGCACGAGTGCAAGGGTACATTGCTGACATTAAAGAAAAAGCAAAAGAACGTGTAATGCGTAAGTACATGAAAGAGTTAGATAATCGACCTATTAAAGAATGGGAAGAAGTGAAAGACGATGTACAATCAGAAATTGAAAAACGTTTAGTCGAAGAATATCCTATCTACAAAGAACACCAACGATATATGGTGTTTGGTGTTGATGCATTGAAAGATACGCAGTACAAAACTATTGAGGGATTAGAAAAAGCGGAACGTGAGGAAGCTGGCAGTACTTACGATGAAGCAGTAGCACAGGAAATGGAAAACGCTAGAAATGAGTTTGTTAATGATCCTAATGCAGGCAAATCCAACCAAGAAATAGCTGAGGAAATGTTACTATCCAATCAAGGTCAAATGGAACTTACGCAAGAGGAAGCACGTTTAATCAAAGCACATACCAATAAGGAACTAGCTAAAAACTGGGTATTATTGGATAAGTTGCAAAAGCTAGATGTAAACAGCGAAAACCTAGATGCAGAACTAGCACCGATTGAGCAAGAACTAACTAAAGAACAATTGCTACGAAAGGACAAAGCAAAAGTTGATAAAGAGTTAGGAAGTGTTTCAAAAGAATTAGATAAAGCCAATGATGAAATCGATAACCTAAAAGCGCAACAAGAGCAAATCAAAGCACAGGCTAAAGAGCGTGAGTTTGATTTAAAAGATAAAAACAACGAATTATCTAAACGCTTAACGGCAATTACAAATCGATTAGATAAAGTGCTAGAACAAAAAGAACGCTTACAAGAGCGTATGCAAGAACGCATGGACAATAAAGTATTATCTAAGGAAGAACGAATTGAAAAGCTAATGGATACGTTGCAAGAACGCATTGATGCGGTGCGTGCAATTCGTGATGGTGGATTTGGTACTATTCCGAAATACATGGAACGTGCTAAAAGAGAATTAGGCGATTTGACCTTATCTCAAGCTAGCCAGTACAAGAAGTACCAAAATCAAGCCGTAAGAGATGGCAAGAAAGCAGATAGTGCATTGGCTGTTGGTAAAGTTGACGAAGCATTATATGCTAAACAATCACAAATGCTAAACCAAGCAAGGGCAAGAGTAGCGTTTGAAAATTCAAAAGCTATTAAGAAATTGCGTGTTAAATTGTTAGACCAATTGAACCGCATGACACGTAGTCAAAACCCTATCATGATTGAGCCTAATATGCGTTATTTCTATACGCATATGGCATACCAAATGGGATTGACTAAGTATGATGGCTTGCAACCTGTTAATGGGTTTGACATGATGTCCGTAATTAAAGCACTCGATGCAGATGCTGACATTATGGGAGATAAGGAAGCGACTGTACAACTTGAACCATGGATATACGAAATGTTCGATGCTAAATCACCTAGAACGTTTAGTACTCTTAAAATGAGCGAACTCGAACAGTTAGAGGAACTCATGACAGGGATGTACAAAAGCGGTAGAACTCAATATGATGGAAGTACGCTAATTGATGAAAAAGGGAATAACGTTACATTTGATGAAGCTATATTCCAAATCATTGATAAGGCATCCGAAACATTTGGTAGAGATAATAGGAATGTATTTAATGAGTTAAACAACCGCAGCCGTGCAGATGCATTGTCTAATACATTGAATAACTTTAACTTATCATTATTGAAAGCGGAAACGTTCTTACGCAGATTAGATGGCGGAAAGAATGGCCCTGCAGTTAGATATATTTACGAGCCAATTAATAAAGCTACTCAGAAATTTAACGAGTACAAAGAAAAATCTATGTATAGATTGGCCAGAGATGTAAAAGCAGTATATTCCAAGAAACAACTCTTTGATGTTCGCAATGATCATTTCTATAATGTAGGCGAATTACGCAATGTTACCAAAGAGCAAATCATCATGCTTGCTTTGAATTGGGGTACAGAAAAGAATAGACAACGTGCATTGGAAACTATCCAAAGTAATGAAGTAGAAATGGAACGAGCGTTCCAAGAATACATGACGGATAAGGACTGGGAATTTGTTATCCGCACATGGGAACATATCAATTCATTCTATGAAGAGCGAAGTAAGGTACAAGAGGAATTGTATGGTAATCCTTTGAAAAAAGAAAAAGGGATTACATTTACAATTGGCGGTAGAGAAATTCAAGGTCAATATTTCCCTATTGTGTACAATCCTAAAGTCAGTGCTAAAGTATCTGATTTTGAAACAGAGGATATTGCCAAAACGATGATTGCTAGTAATGCAATCTTTGGTACAGGTATGGGTGCTACTAAATCACGTTTGGATGTAGTCAAAGGCAAGTCCTTGATGCTTGATTTTGATGTTATCCCTAATGCGATTACAGAGGCTATTAATCACGTTACAATGCGAAAAGCAGTAACGGATGTAAATAAGCTAGTTGGTAATAGCCGTTTCCAAGAGTACATCGTTGATAAATTCGGAATGGAAACCTATCAATTCTTGCGAACTTGGGTTCGTGATAACTGGAAAGATGAAGCAGCGAAACTCGATGCATGGGGTAGATTGGTAATGACATTAAAGAAAAATACCTCTACCGCAGTTATGGCTGGCCGTGTATCCGTAGCATTACAAAATGCGTTGAATATTCCTGTTGCCATGTATCGTATTGGCGTAGGAAATACACTCAAAGCAATTAGTGATGCAGGTATTGGGTTCTATGGTGTAGGTACAGCCAAGTACAACGCAACACGTGATTTTGTGTTAACTCAATCTATATTCATGAGGGAACGTGTTCAAACCTTAGATAAGGATTTGAAACAAGGGCTATCCATTGAGGGTAAAGGATTACGTATTGGTGATACTAACATAGGTGGTTATAAAGCCGAACAACTAGCTAATATCCGTGATGATATTAACCAAATGGGATTTAGACTGTTAACAGAAACTGATTTTGCGTTATCTATTCCTGTATGGAAATTTGCATACGATAAGAAAGTACTAGAGTTGCAAAGTGTTGAGGGAGTAACGGCAGAATTTGTAGAACAGGAAGCTATTAGTGCTGGCGATAGAGCCGTAAGAGATATATTCGGTAGCGGTGATACAAAAGATAGTGCAGGCATCCAACGTTCAAGAAATGTACTCACTCAACTATTTGTACCATTCTATTCCTACGCTAACACTTTGTACAATATCATTGCTGAGGGTAACTATGCACGGAAAGACCAAGGCAATTACGGACGATTCGTGCGTATGCTATGGTGGACTTTGACCGCACAAGCACTAGGCATGATGGTGTACAAGGCTATGACAAATGGAGACGATGATAGCCCTGAAGATTTGGCAAAATCCTTTGGGGAAGAATTGGTATCACAAGCTACTATGGGTGTACCTATTGTGCGTGATATTTCCAATATGGCTATGAAATACATTCTAGGTGAAAAGGTATTTAATAAAGGGAATACAGTAATGGCCGCATCAATCGTTGAAAAACTATATGATGTAGGCAATGCAATTGTATCGCCTAATAAAGGTGCTATGGATGTAGGTAGAAGCCTATCACAAGTATCTAACCGCATCACAGGTTTTAGTGATACTGTAACAGATGGACTATGGACATTGGCTAAATTTGCACTAACCGATACGGATGCAAAACTAGAAGATGTCATTATGGCTATCATGTTTGATAGACGATTGAAAGATAAAAAATCTAAAAAGAAAGACAAGCATTAATAAATAAGGACTACTCAATTATGGGTAGTCCTGTTTAATTAGAAAGGGGAACAAATATGATACCAGAGGTCAATAAACCTAGTGTAGTTTATCAATGTGATGGAGTTAATAAAAAATGGATATGGCCGTATGACTTTTACATGATTGAAGATATAGCTTTAATCATGGTGGATGCAGACGGCACAGAAAGCGTACAAACAGGCAATATCGACTATGACAAAGAAAACAAAACTTTAACATATCCTGCTGATGGTGATCCATTAGACAATACGCACAAGATTATTCTTGAACGTAGAACACTAATCAATCAAGGTACAGATTTACCTGATGAATACCCATACCAAAACATTGAACGAATGGCTGACAAACTAACCCTTATCATGCAAGAAATGCAAGAGAAAATGAATAGGGCTTTATTAATCCGTGTTGGTAGTGATGAAGATGCAGCAACAGTTGCACGTAAGATTGTAGATACATCGACAAAGGCAGCAAATGATGCTATAGATGCGTATACAAAAATCAAAGCCGAAAGTGATGCTATCAATGCTAATGCAGAAACGATAAAGACATTAGGCGGTGAAATCACAGAATTAAGCCGTACAGTTGATGATAAACTAGCGACTAGCAATACCGCACTTGATACTTCTAGTGCTAATGTAACGAAAGCAGAAAAGCTAGTGGCAGATGCAAAAGCGTATGCAGGACAAACCACAGTTGATAAGCGTGATATTAATGAGTTGGTGAGCCAAGCACGCACATTAAAAACTGACATTGACAATAAACAAACATCAATCGCAAGTAACGCAATTAAAGCAACAGATGCGGCTAAACGTGCAGAAGTCGCAGCCAATAAAGCGGAACAAATCGCCTTGCCTAATGGCGGTGGTTTGATTACCAAGACCGAAGCCGATACAAAGTTTGTACCTAAAGATAGCCTATATGGCATCGTATCTGTTAAAGACTTTGGGGCGGTTGGTGATGGTGTAGCTGATGATACCGCAGCATTCAAACGTGCTAATGACAATCTTAAAAATAAGATACTGTTAATTCCTAATGGCATTTACAAAGTGAATGAACATGTTTCGTTTGATACTGTTGATAGTGTTATGGATATGGGTACATATAGCAATATCAAGCCATTTTATCCTACTGAAACACCGATGTTAAAAGGTGCATCCAACATCGCATTTGTTAAAAACATCCAATATGGTGATGAGGTCAACCAATGTCAAGGGTTTACCTACAACGAGAAAAAGAATGTGTTTGTGTTAGCATGCATCAATGGTGATGGTACAAAACAAAATCTGTATGAACTCAATCCAGATACATTTGAAATCGTAGGTACGTATAAGTTTAGTGACCCTGACAAAATGGGCCATTGTAACACTATGTGCTACAACAAATTCACAAATAAAATTTATCTTGCTAATGGTTTGAAGAATGGTAATAACTTATCTGTATTTAATGCTGACACAATGGCATTTGAAAAGACTATTACATTGAATGAGCGTGTGTTCAATATCGGATATGACCCTATCACACGAACTTATGTGAGCATCGTACCAATTAGCGGTCAACAACGCTTACGTGAAGTCAACTTGTACAATGATGATTTCCAAAAGATGAAAACGTATCAAATCGACTACCAATATGATGATTTCAATAACAATGGTGCATTAATGCTTAATGGGTGCATCATGAGCGCAACGCTCGGTAGTTTGGTAGAATGTACACCATTTGGCACAGTTAAACAAATCATTGAGATTAATAGAAGTACTGAAATTGAAGATATTGCATATTGTAATGGTAAATTCTATTTTGCGGTGTTAACAGAAAAGCCTAGTAAACGGCATCAAGTAGATATTTATGTAGGCAACCCAAACCGAGATTATCAGAACTCAATCAATACAGCTAGACTAGCAAGCCTAGATTATTTGAAACTCACAGGCGGTAATGTAAGCGGTTCTATCGTGCTTAACAACAATACATTGTTAGAGGGGAAGAAAACCGATGGACATGGTGTGCGTATTGGCAAAGTATCAACATCTGATGCGGTGGAATTGGGAGACCCTAGTGTTCCTGTATACTTAACTGGTACTACATTAAAACACTATGATGGCACGGATAGTAGCACAGTATTAACTACTAAACATTATGACAAGGCTATTTATAGCAAGGCTAAAGCCGATGAAGTATTTGTTAAAAAAGATGATGCAGGTTCATTTGGTTTTCCTTATTCTAAATTAGATACCGCAACAGATTGGAATACACTCACAACGCAAGGGTGCTACGAAATTAATTTCGATGGTGGTGCTAACAATCCGCCACGAAGTCATAAGCAAGGTATGTTGATTGTATTTAACTTTGGAGATGGTAAGCTAATCGACCATACACTACATACATTAAATGGTGAAACCTATCATCGTACTTTTATGGCTGATAAATGGGGTTCTTGGGGAAGAGTACAAACATCGTTGAATAGCCGTGTTCAATTATGGAGTAACAAAGGTACGATTGAGGTGGGTGTAAATGGCTAATATTACAATAAGTGGTGCTAGTACAGGTTCATTTAATATGACTGATGAAATTCGAGATATAGGGAATAGTAAATATTTAAAAGTTGCAATGAGTGATAAGTCTTATTATGCTAGGTTATCTACAGAAAAGCCATTTGATAATAATATGTTCGTAATTATTGATAATACCAAGTATTTTGTACAAGCCAATCCTATATTATTTGAGCAAATACATTATGAACATGGTTATGACAACTTTGAACAACGTTTTACTGTATGGCTACCAAAAGGGAGATATATAGTTGAATATAATACAACAAGCACAACAACTGATACTTTTACAATACCAAGTGGATTAAATGCAATGATCTTATACAGTTACAGAAGAGGGATTGGTGTACAATTAGCCATTGGAAGTGATGGTTCAAGAATATTTTATAAAGCAAGAGAAGCAGGGGGAAATCGAACTTGGTTTACATTATCAAGACAGGGAGATTAGTATGATAGAAATCTTTATTCCGATATTTAACGAGGTGTTTAATGTGAGTGAGGCGGTACGCATATCATTGGCTATATTCACAACAGTTATTCTTGTGTTTATAGATACAGTTTTACGAGTATTAGTGGAAGCAAGGAATTACAACCTAGCGACAAATAGAGAAGTAACAATCCAAAATACTATACTAGCTATCCTATGGAGAGGTTGGGCGGTAGTAAAGGTTGATGGAAAGCCTAAACGATTTTTAGTATCTGGCAAGCTACGAGCGGATATGACTAAGAAATTAGTCAAATCCTATCCGTGGCTTTTTTTATTAGCGTTTATTCTATTAACATTGCCTGATGTGGTAGTACCTGTATTGGGCCGTGTGGATGTATTCCTATGTACATTGCTGTATTTGATACCTATATTTATCGAATTAGCATCGTGTGTAGAAAACATGATAGAACTCGAATTAGTAGAAACGAGGTGGTTCAAACGTGCGATAGGACTATTTAAACAAGTGATTGATTTCGTTAAATCGGTAAAGGAAGCGATTAAATGAAGATTAACTATGAGGACACCGTAACATTGATAGCATTATCCGCTGCACTAATCATGACTATTTACCTTGAACAAAAGGATTTGGCAAGTGTGATAGTCGGTGTGTTAGGCGGTTATATTGGTGCTAATGGTAGTGTTAAACGTTCCCAGTACATGAATAATGGGGGTAGTGTTGACGAAAAAAAGGAGTGCGAAAAATGAACGAATTAGGGAGTTTGAGTGCAGTATATGAAAGTAATGGCGACCCTGCTTGTGTATCAAGTGGGGTTAATGATGCAGGCGGTATTTCTTATGGTACATATCAATTAGCTAGTAATTGCGGTAGCGTTGATGAATTTCTAGGTTGGGGGTTACGACAAGGCGGATTTTATACAGACTACGCAAGAGCATTGGTGGATAGTGGTGAAATCAATAGTGATGAGTTTATCGACCAATGGAAAGAACTCGGTGCTATTGATAGACAAGGATTTGCACAGATGCAACATGACTACATCAAGGCTAAATACTACGATGTAGCGTGTAAGTTATTACAAGACAATATGTTCCACGTAGATAAACACTCCGATACATTGAAAGATGTGATATGGAGTAGAACAGTACAATATGGTGTAGGTAATATCATCGATATGTTCAACGATGCATTGAAGTTAATGGAAAAGGCTTTGAATTTAGAATTGCCTAATCTATCCTACGTTGATGATAAACGCTTTGACTATGACATCATCGCTTGTATCTATGATGTATGTATGAGTACAGAATGGAACAACAGTGCATTGCGTGATAACTTGAACGAACGTTTTGCGGATGAAAAATTTAGAGCGTTGAAAATGCTACAAAATGAATTAAACGAGGTGTAAGCCATGTTAATTAGTCAGTTGGTACAAACTATCAAGGAACACTACAAAATAGCCGTAGCGTTTGCCCTATGCGTTTTTATCGCTATTGTAGGTGTAGTAATATATCATCACAAACAAAAAGAATTAGAAAAGCCTGTTATTGTTACACAAGATCAGGCTAAATCACCTAAAGAATTGTCAAAAGCAATTCATGTTACTGAACAGAAAGCACAGGAAGTTATTTCTAAAAAGGAAAGAACTCAACCGATAGCGACTTATTACACACAAGCACCGACAGTTGAAGTTGCAGCAGAACAGGTGAAACAGGATATTGCACATAGCAACCCTAATGTACCTAAAGCTGTTACTGAAAAATCTGATAGAACCGCAGTAGTTGCTAACACAGATGAACAAAAAGTCGATGTGTACAAAATCAATCTAAACAAAGTACACAAGATAAAAGCTGGTGTTACTTTGATAGATAATAAAGCCTATGAAACTATAGGCTATCAAGCAGGTAAATTTGAAGTGTTAACACATTTCAATGGACAACATTTAGAGGGCGGTAGTGTACTTTACACAGTAAAGGAATGGTGATCTAACTATCTCCGAGTTGCACGGATTGCAACAATCAACTGTTAATTGACAGTTGAAAAGTATTACTTTATAACTGAAAGGAATAACACAATGGCACAAGTATTTACATTTAACGGAAAAACACATCAATTCGCAGAAGATATTCAACCAAACAAAGAGGGGTTATATATGGCCACTTTGAAAGACGGCGATAACGTAACATGTGAAATGTGGTTTGTGAATGGCGAACTACACCGATTAATTGAATTAGACTAAACGTATTAGAGGGTAGCTTAATTGCTACCCTCTTTTTTTATTTCGTCAAATATTCGTCAAATTCTAATTGTAAAATGTGGTAAAATATGAGAAGTAATATTTACCGCAACTAAGATTAATTGCAAGTATAATAATAATTGTGAAATAATTGATAATCCATAGTGGATTGGAGTATAATATATTGATATGTTATGACCATGGAGGAGAAAAACATGAAACGGGTTTTAGTATCCGTAAAAAGTGTACAACGAGACATAGATGGACAGGATACCGTGGTAGAATTGATTTCTCCAGGTACTTCGCATGAAAAGAACGGAGTCCAATATATTCGCTATGAAGAATCGAGCGTAACAGGTCTTGAAGGGGTTAAGACGACCATC